GTCCTAGTCATGTGGAATGACGCCTGTTGCCCACCCTGGAAGCTTTTGGTTCCCTGCTTGGTTCATAGTCACTTCTTGATCTAAGTAAACTGAAAGAGCCGTTGAGAGATTTAAATACTTCAGCGGTGGGCTGGCTGTTACTTTGTGGAGGAGAACAGCCGGTATCCTTCCGGGGAGAATTCTCGGCGAACGAGTGACGATTCGTTTGCAGTCCCTACGGACGCGGGAGGTGAGGTGTGGGGAGGTAGAGAGGAGATCTAGGAGTTCCTTCTTAGTGTACGTGCTCTTTGTACGCTGTTTGAAGATTCTCTGCCTCATCTTACCGAATCGGTCAACTTCGGGTCTTGATCCTGACTCTCCGTTGATGACCTCTTTGGCCCTCACAGACCTCATTACGGGTAATAAGACCTCTTTCAACTCGATTGTATGCTTCGGTCGGTGTTGGTTAGTCAGTTGTGATTGAATGTTTGTCATCACAATTCTGACGTCCTCCGCCGTCCGCCTACCGACCTTTGCTGGCCCCTTTTGCAGATAGGCTCCGAGTAGGGAAGCTGCTTTCGAGATGTTATTGAGGCATCCGTTACCTCCTGCCGCAACTGGTCCGTTTCCTACTCCTCGAGGCGTGGTAAGTCGAAGTGTTCGGAGGATTAACTGTCTGATTGGTCTGAGAACTTTGTTCTCTTTCAGATAGCCTGAGAGTTTCTCTCGGGTTTCCACCGTAACATCCCCTCTCGCACCGCTCGCTTCGGAGATACGGATCAGTTGTTCCGATTTGGCGTAGGTCCCCTCTGTGTCCCGATGGACTATACGCACTAGTTGCTCGCAGAATACTCCATTTCTTCCAATGAAGCTCTTTGGTTCATTTGGAAGGAGCCCCAGTACCTTGATCATTGAGTTGTAGCTCTTGATCTCTTGGTCGTTCCATAGACCGATGAGATCGTCGCCGCAAATCGCGAATGACTTGCCTGGGGGAGAGATTCTGCTTGCTGCCCAAAGGTTGAGGATGCAAAGTACCGTCCAGGTTGTTCCGAGGCCCATGTGGAGACCCGAACGAGTTTTCGTTCTTGTTGGTTCTCCCTGGTCCCAGATCTGGTACGGTTCCGCGCACGCCCTTAGGGCATCTAGTGTTGTTAAGTCCTCCCCGAACCCTTCCCCTATAGCTCCAAGAACAGCTTGGCCTAGCTCGTGAGAGATCATATCACTTGCTGCTGTCAAGTCTGCGGAGTAGAGCTTCGCTCCCGGTCGGCCGGTGAGCTTGAGGTTCTGCCCTAGGAGTGTCCTTCTAAACACACCAAACGATTTGAGCAAAGGCAGAGTTTTCTGCGCATAGTTCCTCGAAAAGTGTGAGAGGTAGGACGGGTGCATGCTGGCTACTCGAACTTTTCCACCGAGCTCCTCAATACACGTTGTCGTGACTGGGTGAGTTCTTTGGGTGTAACGCGGGCTTGGATTGCCCTTTGAATCCACGCATCGTGGTCGTTGTACACTCAGGAATCGCGAGAGCTTGAATGCTCTGTAGGGAGTCAGGGTCGGGACATCTTCCC